CCAGCCAGGTAAAGCACTAAATATTGCGTGGTTACGATAACCAAGATCATGACGGTTGTGCCACCCATCGTTTTGAATCCTATGATCTTGTCTCCGATTGGCAAAACTGTTGAAAGGTCTAAATAACCAGCATTGCCGGTGTCGCTCCAGGCGGTACTTGTCGTGGCATTGTTTGTGTCGGAAAAATATGCCTTCATCGGATTGGCTGTTGAGTTCAGCCAAACCTTATCAGAATGCACCCAGACTGCCGTGGAGTCCTGTGGCATAGCGGCATCTGTAGATAGATTGCTGACACTATACCCGGAGTTCATCACACGCGGGATTCCACCATCAACCATGATAAGTTGATTTTGAAACATCACGCATTCGCCTACAACATCGCTTGTGCGAGCAGTATCAATCGTGGTGAATGCATTGATGCCATTATATTTTCCCCAGCATGTGCCGGAACGAATGATGATATCATTACTCCCACCATTCCACTGGGCCTCGAATATTGTCCTGATAGGTGTTGCAGTCCCGAATCCTGATAAAGCACTTGAATTAAATTTTGCAGATCCGGCACGTTGGGTAATAAATCCCAGCCCGCTTTGCACATCCTTGCGAAGAAAACCATTGAGCAAATCAAAATAATAATTCGGCGGACATGTCAGCTTATCAGCCCGGCGATTCATGCCGCTGAACTCCTGATATACTTTTTCCATGAGTGGAGGTAACTCCATCATTCCGCCTCTTGGCATTATGGTGTTATGGGACTCTCTTGGATGAACCAACCACCTTCGCGTTGCTCCATTGGTTCAACCATGATGTTCCCATCCTCTATTGTATGAGAGTTGTATAGATTTTTTAAGCGTGATAAATTACCTTGATCGCCTTGGCCATCATTGCGTTCTTCACCAAAAATTTTGATGTGATAAGACTGCGTCTCGGGATTGTGCCTGTATTGAAGGACTTTCTTTGTTGCCCAGTCTGTCAGAAGTCCAATATCAAAACCCTCTGGAAGCCAACAGGTCAAAGTATCGGTTGCCGTGTTTGTCGGTGCGCCAATTCCAAACGGTGTCGGGATAACCCAACCACGATATTTCACCAGATAACCATTCTCGCTGACTGGCGGGATGGGATAGACATTAAAATTTCCTTGCCAATCATAGACCACCATCGGAACATTAGTATTTGTCTGACATGGATATTTATTGTCAACCCATCGATGCGCTTTATATTTAAAATTCTGTTGTCCTTCGTTATACCTAAAGCTGTCCCTATCATAAGCGAAAATGGTCGATGGTTTAGAATATGTCGTCACGCCCGTGGCGATAGTGAAAAATGTTGAGGTCTCTAAAGGTTGAAAAAGGCTTTCAAAGGCAATCTCATAGATTCCCTCATTGACGGCCTGAAACGCGGCCAGGGCGGCCCCTGTGATGCCGTTAAGTGTTGTGATTTGGGCATCCCCGAGGTTATATAAGACCTGTTGAACCAGTTGAAGCGCGTTTGCCTTTGCCATAGATTGTTCCTAATTTAAAACCAGTGGTTGAAATGTTCTTCTAAAATAACTTTCCTCAAATGGAAAAAAAGCCTCTAAGGGAATCTTCAAACCAAATCTTTCGTAAATACAATATTCGATCATTCAATCCACCAATTTTTGAGACTGCAAAATTTTGTATTGCCTATATTTAATAGGGTCTTGAATCTCTAAACGCTTTTCCTCTGCTTGAATAGATATGTAGTGGTAATCGGTACAATGAGAACTACCGCAATGCAAAGGCTCGATATTATCGTCAAGGTTAAGGCGGTCAATATTGCCAGTCCGTATCCAAGTCGCATAATCAGTGTCCTTCCAATGGAACCACACGCCACAATAAAGGCAACGCTTATCGCCATATAGGCGGGTGGCAAGAATGAATCTCTTTCCGCAGAATCTACTGTCCCCTTCGACTTCTTCTGATTTCCGACTTTTAAAGGTAGTTTCAATCCTTTTTCCTTTAGGACTCTTATCAATAAAAGCGAATTTGCCAGCGGTAAGTTTTTTTACTGGAACATTAATCTTTTTGGGAGCCTCTCTTAAATCGACTATGATATTAGACATCAGCACTCCAAGCATTTAGGATAAAGACCATATTTGTCATGAGCTTCTTCAATAAACGGTAATGGCTTTCTAAACATCAGGTGCATATCCAAAAGGCATATAAAATTTGTGGTTACATTGCGTTGAGACATGATCACATCGAATCCTGTTTCACGTGCCACATTACAGAAGCTATCTTTGTCCCACAAAATATGATGCTCATCAACGTGCCAATGCCCCCACATATAGGGATTGGCATAATCAATAAACCATGGGTCTGGCATTGCTACGAAAAGGAATCCTCCATCATTCAATAGGTCATGGCATTTTTTCAATGTCGCAATAGGATCACGAAAATGCTCAAATATGTGGGAGGCAAAAATAATATCAAACTTTCTATTATCAAAATCGAATGTCTCAAAATTACCTGTGATCATTGGAAACTTACTATCGCGCTCGGCTATATCAAACGCAGTACACCACATTCCCATTTTAGAGCCTTCTTCACAAATGACATCAGTTGCTGCTCCAATTTCCAATAAACGAGGTGATCTATTATTACCACGCATATCTAAAATTGTTTTCAAATATATACTATAATTCCTTAAAAGTTTTTTAGCATGGTCATTGTCGTATTTGCTGACATATTTTCCTGTGTAGATGTCAGAAAAGTTTTCATTAAACTCAGTGAAGAAAATATTGCGGCAGTTACAAAATGAGTAACCGCGATCTTTCTGGATGGACTGCTCTTGCGTGCCATCCTCTTTCGTTGTATTGATCCACCCCTGAATTATGACGTCCTGTTCCGCCTCACATAGAGGACATGCTTGAACTCCCACGGGGGGCTTTTGTGTAACGATCATAAACCTTCTCCATTTGGTTAAGAATAACCTGGGCTTCAAACTTCACACACACGGGATATTTCTCTCCCGCGATTTCAAACTTAGGGCATCCAATATAATCGTAGGGCCCTTTATGGCATGGGGAACACGTGGCCGGGGATTGCAAAGAAAAGTCATTGACGAAGTCCCCACCATGATTTTTGATTGAGGCCGCTGTCATCAACTGTACTGTCGGTGCTCCCAATAATGTTCCTGCTACCATCAAACCACTTTCAGCACCAATTAAAAGATTGCAATACTTGGTCATTAACATGGATTGCCTAAAAGGATAATATAATCCATGTTCCCTGCGGCCGCATCGATTGATAATGCGATCACCTGTGAACTCAATATGATTTTTGCAGTCATCATCGCCCATCGTGATACAAATGGCATCCTCATGCTTGGCCAAGAATGATCGGATGATAGCATCGGCTTGATAAAAAAGCTTATGACGGGATGTTCCGGATAAATTTGCTATGATCACAAATTTATCTTTATATCGCTCTTCATAAATGCCCCTCACTAGATTTTCTTCTTGTTCGGTAAAATAGAGATCACCGACAATACCGCACCATTCAGGATAGCCAGCGAAGATGCTGGTCTGGTCATAATAATTATGACCTCCAAACTTTTCTCTTCTATACCTGGAATCCCGGTAATATTCTGCTTGGTCTTCCATCGCGATATATCCATACTCTAGGGACTTTTGAAGCATTAAATGCTTTTCAAACCCACCTAATGTCAGCATCTCTTCCCAACGCTTGCGATACACACTCTCGGGCCACCCACCCTTTAATTGAATGTTTGGGTCAAAGTGAATGTGCTCATCAACAAAAGGATTATGCTTCCAGGCCTCTTTGCCTTTGACGTTATATTCAACGGCGACATAATCGAATCCCGCTTTCTGTTTCAAAAGCCTAGGTAGGTGAGTACAATGGATATGATCGCCTACGGCACCAAACCTCGTTATTAAAACTTTTTTCATCAATATAATCCCGTTTGCTTTTGGTTATTCTGACGGCCATAAGTGACTGAATCTTTCTTCATCATACTGACGGCAGAAGGTGACATCGTTGTTTTGGCAGGAACATTCTTTACTTTTCCCATGATCTTCGTCTTTTTAAGAATGCCTTTAGGGTTCTTATTTGACTGGGTTTTCGTTAATGCATCTGCCGCCTTATTCGATATTGGAGTTTTAGTTATTGCCATGATTACATCCCCTGTTTCTTTTGACGAGCCATGCGCTCGAAGGTTAACGCCAATCGTGCACGTTTACCTATTTTGCCTGGAGCATTCTTTTTAGCCTCTGCTTCCGCATGCACTGATTTTCCTGCACGTTTAGCAGTCGCTGTAAAACTTCCTGGCTTCTTAACCGCATCGGCAATCCAATTCTTTGCCATATTATCCTTTCTCGGAGCTTGGGGCGTGGAGTCCTGCTCCATCGCCCCATGGCTATCCCGTCCTTACAGGTTTGCAAATACTTCATTTCCCCAAACATCCACGTTCAACGTATAAACTGCGGCCGTTGTACCGAAGGTTTGAAGAATGATGCAGTCCCCTGCCTGAATTACTGCCGATGCTGGGAATGTAAATTGAGCATCAGTCTCATTTGCCTGGGTTCCGATAGCAAATGTCCCGATGGCCCCCACAGCACCCATTGTGCCAGCGGCAAAAGGTGTCGCTGTACCAATCACTACCATCAAACCTGCTGATGTGCCACCCACAGGAAACCTAACAGTCAATACGTTAGGGTCTGTTTTATAGGGAATCAATTTAGTGGCGATTGTAGTTGCCGATGCCACGGTGCCATTCTGGGCGGCCGTGGTTGGAAAACCACATATAACCTTATTGACCCCATATCTTGCGTCTGCGTAATCTTTAGACATATTAAGACCCTCCTCTCTTTCCTAAGTTTTTAAGCAGATGTTAATTCCCAGATGCGGCTGATACCTTTCGGCTGACTGTTCAGATTGTCAGTTGAAAGTGTCCACATCTTTTTGAATTGCATGATCGCGTACCATGCGACGCCCTTTGACCGGCCAAAGTCGGTGGGGATTTTCATACGGAGTTCCTCGGCCAAAGCGATGGCTTCCAGAACGGCTTCCTGTCCGAAGAAGAAAGCTTGTCCATATAAACTGCTGGCACCAATACTATTGCTGGCGTTCCCACTGTTATCCACAGTAAAACGGCAGGAATAATATTGACCGACCTCATTGTTATGACGATATTGCGGGTCGGCGTACTGTGCTATCGGTTGCAGGAAATTATAAATCCCGCGCCGGGCCTGGATGGACAAGATGCTGCGATAATTGCCATCTGCAAACTTAGGTACCCAGTTCGTTTCCATCGAATCGATGATGTCACGGACCGTTGAATCAGACGGATTGGCTGTTGCTGTGATCGTAGCCGTTCCATTGGTAGTGAAGATGGTCGTTGCGGTATTCGTCGCAACTGCAACCCAATCGGCCAATGCAAACTGAACATAAGCGGCTGAGTCGATGACCTCAAGCTGATCTTTCTTTAGAGCCATCATGGAAATATTAGAAGGATCAAAGCTCGCCAATGTTTCCAACTTTTGGGTGAAAGGAACGCTATTACCCCATTCCGTCACCACAACACTATCCTTCTGAACCTTCCAGGGTGATTCAGGGATGGTGTTTGTTTCAACGAGAGTTCCACCCTTTGTGGAAATCTTTAAAACTTTGTCAAAGAACACAGTATCACCGTTCTTCGCGCCCGGATCTTCTTTGATATTGCAGAATTGCCGGTAAACATATTGCGGAAGGGCTTGTTCGCGCAATGACTTGGAAAGGCTATTATTAGTCAAAAATCCGCCCTGACTATTAACGGCCCAAATATCTCCTGACATAGGATTATCCCCTTATTTTTAGAATAGGCCTTTCTGTGATGCTGTTGCCATGCGTTCGGATGGTGATGTTTTATCCACCCCATCATTGTTCGTGCCGCCCGCGGGCTTTTTGGGAGCACCACCGGGAGCCGCACCGCCATCCTCTGATCTGGCACCAGCAGGAACATCAGGCTTTTTCTCATCTTTTGGTTTAAGTAAATGCTTCAATGATTCCCTCTTTTCGGAAACAACCTTTTTAACAGTCTCTTGGAATTTCTTTTGAGTGCGTTCATTTTGTGGGATACCTTGCAGAATACGATTTGCCTCTGCCGCTATGATGTCCTCCATCGCCGGAGAGACCTCCAACAAATCAGCATTTTCTGCTTTGATCTTATCAATGAACTGCGCTTGTTCGATTGCAGGTTGGATGTTAGATGCCGCCGCACCGGCCGCCGCATTAGCTGAACCACTGGAAATCTTCTTTAACAACTGAGCATTTTCCTTGGCCGCTTTAGCAGGGTCAGTCGCACGTAATGTTTCAATGCGATTCGTTTCAGCTTCAATCTGTTCATCCGTCATCACGCCTTGCGGCACAATGGTTTGCTGTGGAGCCTGGACAGTTTCAGCGCGCTTCGACAGCGTCGCTTTTTCTGCTTCCAAATCCTGAATCTTGCGATCCTTTTCAGCCTGTTCGTCCTGCAATTTCTTATTCTGAGCTTGCAACTCTTCAACTGTTGGGGCTTCTCCAGCCATATGGACTCCTTCTTATGTTTAAAGTCCTCGATCAACGTTGCTTAATTGCCCCGTCATGATTCCGATGGACTATCTGATGCCGTTCCTTCTTTTAAAGCTGTAGCGGCTATTTCACCGCGTTGAACATCTGCTTCAATCTCATCAAGAATATCTTTAAAGCATTTGATTCTAAAACGTGCTTCAGGATTTTCTTTATCCATCAAGGACTCAATATCCCTATCTTTCATGCGTTTAAGAATTGACACTATAGTTTCAAATTCTTTAGATGCCAACAATCGTCGCACGCGGTCAGCTTGGTTCATGTCCGCTTGATATTCAGCTATCGTTTTCATTTAAGACCTCCCATTGGCATTGGTGGGCCATTTTGACCGGGAACTGGCATAGAAGGAGCCTGACCACCACCCGAAGGCATTCCGCCTGATGGCGGCTGTCCTGGCGCACTTGGTGGCATTCCAGGAGCCATTGGAGGTGCTGGCGGTGGATTCAATATCTTTTGAATGTCAGCTTTAGACTTCATCAACTCATCAACATCTTCCATTTCAAGAGCCATCAAGTTACGTTTCCAAAGATTAGGCCAGTTTGTAATGGCGCTGACAATAGGAATTTGAGCGGCTTGGGTGATAACGCCTTGGATCTTTTGCAATTTCTGCTGAATCTGTGCAAACCTTGTGGCTCCGATACAACGGAAACGATATTTCCCGTTCTTGCTTTCCTCACGAAGCTTTACCAGGTCAAGCTTTGGGACCATTTTCTTTTCACCTAAGCTCACTTTTCCTGCATCATCTACGGCATCCTTTAAGTCCTCAACCTCATTCATACCAAGAAAGTTATTGCACATCTTCTGGGTAAACAATTTTGGGTTCAAGATGATCAGATAAATTTTGTGGAGCAAGTTGACCAGGTAATCATTCTCAATAAACTTAGCCTCATCTAAGAAACGCTTGTCCACGGCAGCGAGCTTTTGCTCGTATTCGCCCAATGTGGTATCGCCAGATGCACCATTTAGATTTGGCGCACCTTCCACGTTCTTCATCACACCCGTTGCTTCCTGTACCATCTGGTCAATCATGGTGGCCCCGCGTAAAACGTCTGTGATGGATGATGAGGGATTGCGCTGAATCCTGGCACCGCTTATGTCCTTCATTTTCCAAACGGCAAGAGGCTTATATTTGATGCTGTTGATGTCCTTGACCTTCGTTTCATCCACCAGCAAAATGTCCATCGAGTTAATCTTCAGGCTATCGAATCCCAGGTTGACCGATGAGTTCATTAAATCTTGCATCCCCCGTACGTTCTCAAGATAACCACGGCCATAGGAATCATACTTGCGTTTCTTCGTGCGGCACCATTGGCCAGGTAAGAATCCCAATTCGTTGTCTTCATCGCACAGCAGATATTTGTTATTGAGCAAGGTCATCTTCTTATGGTCGAAGCCACCTTTCTCGTTTGGAATCTTGACCCAATATTCGCTGACGTCAACGGTCGCATAGGCCATCGGGATAGGAACGTATTGCGTGCCATCAATAGTTTTGATATCCATCAACTGCTTATAGCCATCCTGTGTGTTGCCGGCCTGATTGGCGCGTTGATTGATAAGGTTCTGCGCTTCGACCTCTGCATCCTTCACAAAGGCCGCGATGATCTCTTTGTTGTACATCGAATTTGGTTTGCGGGCTTCATCGATGAGCGTATTTATGTCCTTCTCATAGACAAATATCAAGAAGCGGGCTCGGTCAATATCGTGTCCGCAATATGGGTCAATCAATGTCTGATAGGTCGATGACCACACGCATTTGATTCCGCCATCGTCCTTGATGATGATCTTGATAAAGCTGGTGCCGAAATCAATCCCTTCTTGCATGACGAAGCTGTTTTGAACATCGAAGTCAGAACGATTGACAAGAATCTCCATGAGATTTGTCAGGTTCTCTGCATCCGCACTATCGCTTCCATCATCGGTCACGGCCTCAAAGAAGCGGCCGGCACCAAACAATATATCATTCATCTGCGAGCGTGCGACCTGCGAGTTTTTGTCCTGCATCGGTACATAGACTTTTGATTGCCAATCCTCTTTCTTCTTCCAATCACCAGGCTTCACGCACCGCACTTGCTGTTCGATCTCATTCCAGGTCAGACGAAACTGATTCTGATAAAGAATGCCTGAACGTTTGCATTGCAGAAGGTATCGAATCTTCGCATTGGATTGCTTAGAGATAATGGAATCGAAATCGACGCCGTTCCCCAGGCCTCCCATGCTTGATGCGCTATCGACTTGGTCATTGATTTGCATTAATACATCCCACTCTCACCGCCAGCTATCATATGATCTAATGCTAAAGCGGTCTCTGGTTTATCTTTGACGTCATCATACTTCATACAAAAATGACGGATGCAATCACAAAAATGTTTGAACGTTTCATCCAGCACAGCCTTATCGCGTTGCTCGCCATCCTTTGGTATTTTGCGCTTGTAATGCTCCATGCTTCGCCAGGTGTTCCGGCACTTCTTCATGATGTGAAGCTTTGGATGATTGATGGAACTGACGGGTTTGAGCCGATCATATTTAATAAACTCCCGCACCCGATTGTGGCCGAGGTCAATGCCAGAAGTATCGCCATTGATGAAATCAAATCCCAGGTTCTCGAACTCTTGTTTAGGCGTGAGACCGCTATTGCCAAAACGCTTGTTGCCAAAGAAAGGGTCAATGATGCGGTGATGAGCACGGATGCGTCCTTCTTTCTCGCGGATGATTCGCGCATAGGTCAAATAGGTATTGCTGGTGCCACGTACTTTTTCCAATGGTTCTTCCGGGGACTCATCAAATACCCATGCTTGCCCTGTCTTATCGATGGCCACCCAGATCATAGCGAAGGGGATGGCATCATGAGGATCAACGACTTGGACGATCACATAGTCGTCATCAATCTCAAAGTCATTTACGACTAACGGGTCTTGTGCAATGAACGATGAATAGATTCGGCCAACAAGATGGGATGGTTTTCCATTCGCACGCGCTTCCTTTTCTTCATCGGAGTAGAATTGAAGCATCTGCAATATATGCGTATGCTCAAGTTGCCCGCGGGTTCCATGCTCGCGGCAATTATCTTCGATATCAGCGTAGACGACAACGACCTTCCCAAGTGTTTCACCTTTGTATTCGACAACCGATTTTGTTGTGAGGTCTTCAAGGATTTGCCCTCCATCATCTAAGGGTGTCATGAATATCATGATGATCCCACCTTTACGCATACGAGCGATACAAGCATAAAGGATATTCAACGGTGGTGGTTCATCGAATATCATCACGCCGAGTGTTGCCGATTCAAATTGCTCTTCGTCCTGGTCATAGGTCATAATGTCAAACACCCAGTTGTTCATTTCGTACTGGCTATCGTATTGTTTTCCCATCCGACGAGTCGTATAAGAATTTTCAGGAAACCAACGCTTGATCTCCGTTTGGATTGCTCCAACCTCCTCAACATTCTTCTTTGTTGAAGCGATACGCGCACGATGTGGAAATCTAAAATCATCGAATAGAGGTTTATTAAACCACGGATTTTCTGTTCGTTCGCCCAGGATAATATTTCCAAGAATATTAACCATGAGTGCCGTTTTGCCAACACCATTTGCCGCTGAGAAAATGCCAATAAAAACATCACCCTCACCAATCTTGTTGATGAACTCCTCTTGCTTACCGTTTGGAGTGAACCATTTAAGCTGGTTCTTTTGCACCCGTGACTCCAATTCGTGCTTCAATTGCAGGCGGGATTGCAACTCCCTCTTTTCTGCAGTACTCAATAAACTGTTCATCCGTCATTTTCTCCGTCTTGCTTTGAACGACTGTTTGCTGAACGACCTTGATCGCATCGGGATTTTTCCATTTTAGTTTGTGCCGGTTATTGAGAAAGTATGCCTGGGCCGCAAAGTTTCCTTGAGCGCAGTTCTTAAACAAAGCGTCCTCTACCACCTGAACACGTGAGTCATAAATGTGATCGACCAATCGATCAAGGCGCGGATACTTCTTTCTCCATCCCCAAAACGAAGCGGGATCAATCGATGCACCTCGGCAAGCTTCATAAAGCGATCCACCACGCTTTAATGTTCCAAGCACAGCATGGATCGCTTTCCTTCTTTTTTCTTTCCAATGGGCACCCGCACCTGGATTCGGTAAGCTTTGCATAATATATATACGTTACGCTGTTTGAACTTCGTTAACTAATTGAGCCTTCAAACCTGTGAAATCTTCCCATCGTTTGATTATTACGTCGCAATAGGGTGGGTCGATCTCCATGCCATAGCAGATACGGTTTGATTTCTCACAGGCGATCAACGTTGAACCTGAACCGAGAAACAAATCCATAACAACATCATCCCGTTTTGAACTATTGATGATTGCCTTTTCGCAAAGTTCAACAGGCTTCATTGTTGGATGCAATTTAGAATCAAGAGGACGATTGATATCCCAAACCTCTGTCTGTGTTCGATCATCTCCGAAAGATGATTTATCAAACCAACCATAAAAACAAGGTTCGTACATTCGTTGATACTTTGCAGGGCTTAAAACAAGTTGTTGTTTCTTCCAGATAATCGTTGCAGACCAATGCGCGCCTGATTCAACAAGCCACAGTCTCATCCTCATACCTTCTGGGCTGGAGGCTCCCCACATATAAATGTCACCATCATTAAAGCATTTGAATATTTCAAACAACGACTTGCAGAAAGCTTCCCATTCTTCGGGGGATTGTTTATCATTCTCAATTGTTCGTATTTTATGTGAGGGTTTTTTTGATACACCATAATCCACGTTGTACGGTGGATCGGTGTGGATCATCGCGGCCTTCTTCCCATCCATCAAAAGCGCAACATTGCCACCATTGGTTGAATCACCGCACATTAAACGATGACGGCCCAGCTGATATATCTCTCCACGTTTACAAATAGCCGGTGCCGATTGCGGGACAGCATCATCTTTTTCTTCCGGCTCAATTTGAAATATCTTGTCCAACTCTTTAGAATCGAATCCAATGTCTTTGAGCATTTCTTCATCAAAGTTAGCAAGCTGATCGAAGTCCCATTGACCGAGGTTTTTATTCAAGCGGATATTTAGTTCTTGCTCTTCTTTTTCGGTAAGTTGACGGGAAGGAACGCGGACATCAATTTCAGTAACACCTTTTGCTTTAAGGATGGTAAGACGCTGGTGGCCGCCGATAAGTTTATTGTCAGCGTTGATGACAAGAGGATCGGCGAGATCAAATCTTTCAATGCTCGTCGACAAATCTTTAGCTTGCTGTTCTGTCATCATGCGGGGATTATAATCGGCAGGAGTGATTTGAGATATTAAACGTTTTTCATTGCGCCACGTGATCTTTGACATAGAGCCCCCTTGATTTGATATATAGCACCAAACAGAATTCTGCACAATGAAAAAACAAAATATTTTTTTCTTGCAAGTCAATTGGACTTGGGTATAATGCCCTACATGGTCAGTAAACAATCCCCAAAAATACAGTTAGGATTTACGAGCGCCCTGGCTCTGTGCGTACTGACCACAGTTGCAATTTAATTTGCAGCGCATAACCAGGCGTTCTTATTTTTATGGCCCGGATACGATATCTAAAACCAGACTTCTTTGTTGATCCAGACCTTATTGAACTTTCATTTGCCCACCGTTTAGTTTTTGCTGGTTTATGGGGATTAGCTGATAAAGCTGGTCGTTTGACCTATGAACCAAAGAAGCTTAAAATTCAAATTATGCCCTGTGATAAAATTGATATGGTAGGTATTTTGGCTGATTTAAGCAAAAAACCTTTTCTGCATATATATGAAGTGCAAGGACATGCGTATATTCAGATTATAAATTGGGAAAAACATCAGAGTCCTCATCATACAGAGAAAGAAAGTTTAATCCCTCCATTTAAAGGTGATATAACGGTTAAAGAACCGTTACTTAACCGTTCCTTAAAGGATAAGGGCGAGATGCTCACTATACCATTACCCATTAACCATACTCATACATCAAATACGACAATACATAAAGATAATATAAAATGGGATTTTGATGCTCTTTGGGCAAAATATCCCAGAAAAATAGGCAAGCATGATGCTCAAAGGCACTTCAATGCCCAGGTCAAGAACATCGAAGACCATCAAAGCATCATCAAAGCCTTGGACAATTTTCTACAATCGGATGTGGTTAAAGGCGAGGCGAAGTTTATTCCGCACGGATCAACTTGGTTTAATAACCGATGGCGCGACTATTTAGATATTCGAGTTGCAACCGGAAAATCCCAAGCAATGATAGACATGGAAAGGATGATAGAAGATGATCGAAAACGTGGAGTGTCCGGTATACCCAGAGATGGCGCGTGATTTCAAAGAAATATTGGGAAGGTATAATTTAAAAGAAATCACATGGGATCAGTTTAATATTGAATTGTGTGAGTGCTCTGTAAGACATCCTTATTGTATTGATGATTTCAGATGGAAGCCAGAACCAACAAAGACGCAAGAGTTTTTGAAGTGGAAATTTCTATCAAAAGAAGAGAAAGAAGCGTTAATTAAAAGCAATAATAGTTATGTTCACGATAAGATAAATAGTTACTTGGATGCGGTAGAACATATTGAATCATTAAATTCAAGGAATAAAAAACAGTTACTTGAATGGCTTAAACTTAAGATTACGCCAGAATCACGAATTAAAGTTGAAGAAATTTTAAACACTTATTCAGGGAGGGACTAAATGAAAGTTAAAGTAATCCAATTAGAAAACCATAAGAAACAAAAAACTTTATGGTAAGCACAATAATGATGCGCTGTTTGGTAAGGGTGTTTAAATGAAACTCGGTTCTCTTTTTAGTGGTGGCGGATTAGGAGACTTTGGATTCATGGCCGCCGGTATGGAAATAGCTTGGCAATGTGAAATAGACGAATACTGCCAAAAGATATTAGCATTACGTTATCCTGAATCTAAAAAATACCGTGACATAAAGACTTTGAAAGGAAGTGACCTTGAGCAAGTTGACATCATCACCGGAGGATTTCCCTGCCAGCCTTTTTCCGTTGCAGGAAAGCAAATGGGCAAAACAGATGACCGATTCCTCTGGCCGCAAATGCTCCGAATTATTACGGAATGTAAGCCTCGCTGGATTATTGGTGAAAATGTTGCTGGAAGCGTCGATATGGCAATCGAAGATGTTTGCATTGACTTGGGAATGCAAGGCTATGAATGCTGGCCAGTGGTATTTCCAGCTCACGCTTTGGGGGCGTACCACAGAAGGGATCGAGTCTGGATTATTGCCTACTCCCACGGCGGTTTGTTACAAGGGGCTTTATCGAAACATCGCAAAGATGATGGAGAAGATTCCAGAACATCAGATACGGTACGTTCATTTTTTACAGAGCCACAATTTAAGCGATGGGGAGATTATCGAGGAATACGAAAAGCTGATGGGACTACCAACAAAATACACCGACTTAAAATGCTCGGAAACGGCCAAGTCCCTACTTGCACGTATGTCATTGGAAAAATGATTATGGAAATTGAAAATGACCAAACACTCAAACCTTAAATACTGGTGGCACTGCAAATGGTGCGGGGATCATTTTTATCGTCCTAAGTATAGGATATATTTGTTTTGTTCAGTAGTACACGCTTTGAGGTATTTAAACAGTCAACGGGATCATCAACGTATGGCCGTCCGGGCCAGGTGGGAGAGGAAAAATGTCCGAAACATTTTTAGAGCCTAAAGAACAGGAAGTGGTGGTTGGACAGTTCGTAAATAAAGACGGCGAGCATGAGCCTTTGGTTCAAAAGATTATGATATATTCAATGCCCACGCGACCAAGTTTATTATAAGGAAACAAACAAAATAAACTTGACAAACAAAATAATCATGTGCTATACTACCCTTGTCAGTTAGGAATTAACGATCAACTAACAAGGAGATTAATATGACAAGACCACAAAAGACATTCGAAGCAGTAATCAAAAGAATCGAAAAGAAAACAAAATCAGGTTATAACACTTCCTTCTGCCGTTATTATCATGACGAGCAAAGCGTATCAGTTGACGGTGAACTACATTCAATCTTAAATGGTTATTCTGATTTTCTTGGATGTCTTCGTGAAGAAATTGATAATGCTTTATCATCTATCGGTTATTTCATGGAAAATCAAAACGGATGTGATTTTAAATTTTACAAAATTTGAAAGTATAATCCAATGTCGAGACCACCGAAAGCGATAGCAATGGCAAGTTCTTGGGAATGGACTTGTCCAATATGCCAAGAAGAAAACGAATCAGAAGATATTCCATTAAACGGAACTGAAATAGAGTGCGATCATTGTGAAAACCCTGTGTATGTGGTAATGGGATAGGAGGAAAAATTGGAACGCATAGTTATAGAAACAGATTTGGAAACAAAAACAAAACTTCATGATCTGGCCTATCAAGAGAAAAAAACAATCAAGCAGTTAATGGCCGAGGCAATTGAAAAAATTTTAAAGAGGTTAAAAACATGACCTGTCCCAATTGCGGCTGTCACAACAACGAAGGAAGCGTGCAGTGTTGGTTCTGCCTTAATCAACTTCCGCCGGAAGAAAAGGAGAATGACAATGACCTTTAACGACTTCAAAGCATACCGCAGAATCATGCAACCAGTTTTAGAACTCAAGAAATGGCGTGAGAATAAAGTGTCAAATAAATTTTGGTCAAACATAGGTTTTACGATTTTAATTGTCGGGGCCTGTTTAATTGGATCATGCAAGGTTGTGCATGCTCAAGAATTTTCAGACACTCAAATTGCAAACGCCATTCGAAAGGCAGAAGGGACATGGACTTATGGGATTAAGACGGTCACATGCAATAGCGAGGCAGAATGCCGAAAGGTTACACTTCGCACTATCCGCAATAACCGAATTAGGTTTAGAAAGTTTGGATACAGAAAATATTCAAACTTTATTAACTTCCTTGGCTCGCGTTACTGCCCTATTGGAGCAACGAATGACCCCGAAGGGCTTAACAGAAATTGGATCAAAAATGTGACATTCTTTTTAAAAGAGGGCATATGATTCCAAGAAGCGGTAATTATTTAGTAGATATGTACGACGATCAATTAGACGAAGAAGAAAACAACGACGAATAAACTCTGCCCGTTCGAGGGTGAGGATAAAAATGGAAAACCAAAAGCCTCAAATACACCAAAGCGCATTAAGTACGCTCTCCCGATGTGGCTATAAATTCCAGAGGATATACTTGGATGGCGATAAGGAACCAAGCACGACGCCCTTAGTCGTTGGCCGTGGCACACACTCAGGCATCGAAAAGAACCTCACCAACAAGATAAATAAAGGAACGCTACTAACCAAAGAAGCCGTCCAAGATTTAACCCGCGATTCATTTGCCAAGGCGTGGCAGGAAACGCCGGTGGTTTTAAATGCGGAAGAGCAGTTTGTGGGTATCAATAAAACACGGGATTTATGCCAAGATATGACGATCAAGTTATCATTGGAGCATCATTACGCTCTGGCCCCGAAGCTTCATCCTGTGCAAGTTGAGCGTAAATTTGTCATAACTTCCAGTGCTTCAAAATATGATATTGCTGGAACAATCGATGATGATGAAGGCGATTCCATTCGGGACACTAAAACAATGGAAGTCAATCGGGGGGAAAGGGATGTTCATTCATCCGATCAATATACGGCCTATGCTTTTGCCAAAAAGGTTTTGGATGGACAAATTCCAGAGAGAATTTATCAGGACAACCTGATTAAATCCCATCCCCCTAAACTTATTTCTTATGAAACGAAAAGAACGGAACAAGACTTTGCAATATTTTTCGACCGTTTTAATCAGTACGTCAAGATCATTGATTCAGGCATATTTACGCCGGCAAACGCTTCTGGGTTTGACAGTCCATGTCATTATTGTGGATTCGCCCGCGAAGGCTCATGCCCTTATTTTAATTCAAAACGAATATTCACTCAAACGCAAAAACCAGTGAACATAAAACGAAAGGATTCAGATTATGGAAAAGACGAAAGAATTATCGACCTCACCAATTGCCTCGATGCCAGCCAAGCATGATGAATTTGGAAGGGTAACGACAGCACAACAGGCGGAATTGGCAGGAATATCGGTTGCGGCATCTGCTCGCGCAGAGGTTGAGGCGGCTTACGTCCTTGCCATCAAAAACCCACGTAATGAGGCCCAGGGCCGCGCAAACATATTGGCCGTATGTAAGAACCTTAAATTCTCTGAAACGGCCATATACCGCAAGCCACAGGGCAAGAAACAGGTAAATGGACAGTGGGTGGCAAATAATATTGAAGGATTATCAATTAGATTCGCTGAGGAGTGTCTACGCTTGTGGCGCAATATCAAGACGTTGCAGACCACTATCTACGATGACCCATCAAAACGTATCGTCAAGGTCACGGTCATTGACCTTGAATCTAATATTTCCTATTCAAAGGAATTTGTTATTGAGAAAACTGTTGAGCGTAAGAACGCCATTGGTAGAGATGTGGTGTATGAGCGCATCAATTCATCTGGAGAAAAGATTAGTGTTGTGGTGGCGACAGAAGATGAGATTATGAACAAAGAGGCTGCATTGGCTTCCAAGACAATCCGTAATAATGGATTGCGATTAATTCCGGATTTTGTTTTGAATGAAGCAATGGAAATTATCCGAGCAACCGTCAAGGCTGGTGTGGATCAAGATCCTGATAAATCAAAACGCGATGTCGTTGATAACTTCGCCAAGTTAAGCATCAGCGTGAAGCAATTGGAGGATTATCTTGGACATCCAATCGCTGAATTGGTATCTTCTGAAATTGTGGCCTTAAAAGAAGTCCACAATTCCATCCGCGAAGGAAATTCCACTTGGGCGGAAATAATGGAAATGAAAAATACCGAAACAAAGACGGTGGAAGTTGTGGACAAAGATGCCGTAGCAAAAGAATTATGGGGAGAATCATCGGCACCTCATACAAAAGTCAATGAACCGTTGAAAGGAAAGTAATCATGCGATATTTAGTATTTAAAATTGTACAGGAAACCGGAAGGATTAGAAATCCTTACGATGGAAGTCCAAGAGTATGGCATGAAACTTTTGAAATTGCCAAAGCGGAAGCAGAAAGACTTTGTTTAAAAGAAGAATGCGAATTTATTATTTTAGCAGAAGCGGCTAGAGTTAATCCTCAACCTAAAACAATATTTCAAGATTTAAGAAAGGACATATGAAAGAACAATTAAGTTTATCGCCAACGAAGTTGAATGATTTTGTAAAATGTAGTCGTTGCTTTCATGACACGTACGTATCAAAGATCGTACAGCCTAGAATCGTTGCCGGAATAATGAACGGCATGGACAGAACTCTAAAGAATTATGTCGATCAGTTTCGTGGTTCAATTCCTCATGGTTTAGGCGGTCAACTTCCCGGCGTTTTAATGGCCGACATGGTTCAAATGAAAATATGGCGTCACTGGACAACTGGCCCGACTTTCATTGACAAGGAATCAAACGTCAAATTGATCGGGGCTCTGGATGATTGTTTGGATGATCGTTATGTCCATGTTCCTTTGGATTGGAAAACAAAAGGCCAAGAGCCTGACACCGATGGCTCGGAATATTATCAGCTTCAAATGGATTGTTATAATTTGATGCTCGATGCCCAAGGCGTCAAAACAAGGGATGAAGCATACCTTTGCTATACCTGGCCAATGGAAGGAAAAAGCACGTCAACGTATTATGGTCAAATAAGAATCGGGGCTTTTGAAGTGCTTTTTGGCCTTAAGGTATTCAAGTTGGCTTGCAGTAAAGACAGGGCTTTGGAAACATTGCGGAAGGCGGCTGAATGTATGCGTGGGCCACGCCCAGAATCAAATCCAGAATGCGAGCAATGTAAATATTTATCTCAGATAAATCAATTAACGGCAGGAATTGGTCAAGAAGCCAGAAAGAGCGTAAAATGAAAATTCAAATCAAAAACCGTTGGGACTTTAGAGTAATATTTGAATGTGAAGCGGATTCAATGAAGTTGGCGGTCGAATTAGCGGTTAAGTCAAAGGCTGACCTTAGCTCGGCTGACCTTAGCTCGGCTGACCTTCGCTCGGCTGACCTTAGCTCGGCTGACCTTCGCTCGGCTAACCTTAGCTCGGCTGACCTTCGCTCGGCTGACCTTCGCTCGGCTAACCTTAGCTCGGCTAACCTTAGCTCGGCTGACCTTCGCTCGGCTGACCTTAGCTCGGCTGACCTTAGCTTGGCTGACCTTA